TACAAGTTTGTCTAAGTAAATAATTCCCTTACGGCCTTGACCGCCAGCCTTTTTACCTTCTTCAACTTGTGCGCCAATACGAGCCTTTACAACACCACGGCCCCACTTAGCATCTTTTACAGGGTCCTTGAAGCGAACAACATCTCCCTCTTGTAAGGCAATGCCATTTCTATCTTCGTAGAATCCTTCTTCCTTAAATCTTCCACCCATAGGGCGACCTTCTTTAGCAATAACTCTTTCTTCAAGAGCCTTACGCTTAATTTGTCCACGCTTTGCGCCAGGAACTGCTCTTGTGCCCTTTGGCTCGTCAACAATCTCAAACTCTTGGTCTTCAACACCAGGACGACGAACATTGCGAAGTGGTGAGTCAGCCTTGAAGTAACGAGTTTCAATTTTTCCATTGACGCGGTTTTGAATCTTGAATTCATATCTATCAAGAACACCGATGTATCGTGCTTCAAGAACTTCTTCAAAGTTGCCCCAGAATGGAGACCAGAAGAAATCGCCAACTTGAACTTCTTGGGCTTCAATAGGTGCTAAACGACCAGCGTTTTCCTCAACCCAAGCGTTATCTTTGACTCTTGCTTTTTCTTCTTCAATTTTTGCTTTTGCTTCTTCAGATAGAGGCTTTGGTTCTCTCTTTTTCTTTGGCTTATCTTCTTCTGCTGGCTGTTCTGGGTTTTGAAGAGCGTCAACTACACGAGCAATAAACTCGCGGCCCTCTTTCTCTGCTTTATCTTTATCAGGATGATTTGTAGTCTGATTTGCCAACAAATCTCCATCAAGGTCACGAACAACAGCGTCTGCTTGGAAGTCTGGCTTCTCGTCGCCAACGTTTTGAATCTTGATGTCTCCAGCAAGGTTGTCTGGTAGGTCTTGTACTTCAATAATTTTTGGAGCATTGTTAGCATCTCCTGGGATATCTCCACGGGAAATAGGAACATCTTTTGCTCGTGCCTCTTCTGGCTCTGCTTGTTCCTTACGGTTTTGCTCAAGTAAATCTTTTCCTTGAAGATTGAGAAGTGCTTCGCCTTCTGCTTTAGCACCTTCAGCAGTTCTGTATTCTTCTTCTACTCTATAAATTTCATTTCCATCACTGTTGTGAATAAGAGCACGAAGAGCAAACTTTCCTTCAGGAGTCTTATCAATAATAATTGTTCCAATACCAACACCTGGCAAATCAAAAGCATCAAGCCATACTCTTTCCGCACCCGCGTCTTGAGCATTCTTATCTAAGTCAACAGGGTCGTTAGCAATAAATGGTGCTGCTTCGCCTTCTGGCATAACTTCTGGAACATTCAAATCTTCTGGATTCTTAGGACGACGAACTCCGTCTAGGAATACTCCATGGAAATGCTCGTATGTAGAGACTTCTCCTGTTTCAATGTTGCGTCGGTAAACTCTAACTTTTCCTGGAGCAAGACCAAACTCTTCTCCACCACGAACTGCAACTACCTGCCAAATTGTATTTCCATCCTTAGAAGACATAAAGTCTCCAGGAAGTAAGTCACGCATACGAATATTTTCACGAGGAAGAAGAACAGCATTGTCTGGATTAAGAATCCAGTCACGGTCCATCATTCTCATCTTTCCTTGAGGGAACATTGTGTTAGGTGTGAAGTCAAGAACTACAACTTCATCACGAGCACGAACTGGCTCTGGCTCAAGGCCGACAGGACCAGCGTCAATATTTTCTCCAGGATTTGGAACACCAGTAGCGTCTTTTATAACGTTATCAAGATTTGCAACATATCCATCTACATATGCTCTCAGTCCCTCTGCCAATGCTTTAGCGGCGGCAAACTCAGCGAGGTTTCCGTCATACAACTCTTTTGCTGCGATATACCCATCCATCTTTGCCACATACTCATCGTTGCGAGCATCGACATCAAACAAATCTTTTCCAGCATCAAGTTCAATTCCCTTATCAATAAGAGCATTGAAAATCTTTGCTGCTGCTTCTGCATCAGCATCTGCTGCGTGCCAGTTTTCTAAGTCAACCCCAAGATGCTTAGCAAGGTTTCCTAGAGCATAACTTTCACGGCCCTTAGGAGTCTTAGGACGGTTTTCCTTAGGTTGGTCTTTGTAGATGTCTCGTGCCATTGGCAGAACGTCTAGTAAACCTCCTGGAGCCCAATCAAGACCATGACGATCAGCAAGACGACGAGCAACTTCTTCATCAAATGCCATGTTCTGTGCGCCGAAGATTGCGTTTGGTCCTGCCCATTCCAAGAACTGACGCATAGCGGCTTCTTGATTTGGTTGTTGTGCTAAAAACTCATCGTTAAGTTTGTTGCCCTTGTCGTCTACAGCATTAGGAATTCCATCTGTATCACGACCAGCATATGTATCAGCAATAGAGCGACCTGGATTCATAAATATATTTACACGGTCAATAACTTCACCATTGCGAACACGAACACCAGCAACTTGCCATGCTTCATTGCCGTCTTCTGGATTTACTCCAGTTGTTTCAAAATCAAAGAAGACTAAATCTTTATCTTTGAGAAGTTCACGGAACTTATTCCAATCTCCACCTGCTTCACGAGCAATTGCAGCCATATCACCTTGAAAGGCTGGCATCTCAATTTGACGTGGAGGTGTAGGGCGTCGTAGAGCAACAGCATTAGGAATATCTTTATCCTGCTCTGCAATATTATCCTTCTGGTCAATAACTGGAAGGTCTGTTGGTGCTTGCCACAACGCTGCGGCTTCATCAAGTTTCTTTTGGTGCTCTGCACGCTTGACAGGGTCTTTATCTGGACGCCATTTACCATCAACAACATTGTGAGGTTGATGTAGTTCTTCTAAATCACCCTTTGCAGGTGGCTCAACGTTGCGAATAACATCAATAGGGCCATTTGCCTTCCACTCTTTTCTCTGAGTGACGTGTCCTGGATAGTAACCCTCAACACTGACAAACTCTGGCTTTGTGTTTTCGTCAACAAAAATTCTTTCAATTACAAAGTGACCCTTCTTAGGGTCTGTAGTTACATCTCCAGCCTTCAAATCAGCAGCACGAGAGATGACACGATGTGGTTGGTTTGCTGGCTCTGTTGGGTCAACAAAACGCTTCTTTGCTGCGTCTAGTTGTACGTCGTAATCAGCACGAGCAGCATCAAAGGCTGCTTGGTCTGCTGCGTTTACAAACTCAAATGCTCCAGTATCTTTATTTCTACGTCGTCTGCCAAAATCTTGCTCCTTTGGCTTAGAAAGAACTGGTAGGTCTCCCTTTTCTGGAAGAGGCTGCACATTACGAATTACAGGAATTTCACGCCATTCATTCCACTGCTTTGTGTCTTGCTCGACGTGACCTGGGTAGTAACCCTTAATCTTGATGCGATCTGTTCCTGGAACCTTTTCGCCAATTTCTGTAATTACAAAATGGTCTCCAGTAGTAATGTCTCCAGGTTGTAAGTCGGCTGCTTTTACATTCATACGGAACGGAGCATTTGCTCCAGCATCAGCAGGAGCAATGTTTGCTGGCTTTGGAAATTCTTCATTTCCATCTGGGATTTCTTCTAAAGCGTTTGCTTCAAAATCTTCTGGAATGTCAGGGCGAACATTTACTCCTTCACCTTCTGTAGCAATTCCTGGCTTACGCTCTGACGCTGAAGGAAGGTCTCCTTCTGGGAAATCTCCAGCCTGTTCTGTAAGACGCTTTTGGTCTCCAAAGGCTTTCCAACGCTCTTTCTGAGCAGGACGAGGCATATCAACTGCCCAAGAGTTTTCAAAATCATCTAAAGCATTTTTATAAGCCTCGGTTTGATTCGCTGGGTCATTGAAGAAATTAGAAATCTCTTCCTGAGTCATTGAATCAAAAGCGGCAATTTGCTCATCTGAGAAACCATAATTTTTTGCAAATTCTTTAATCTTTTCACGAGATGCTTTGGCATACTCTGCTTTGCGAGCACCTAGGTCTGCCTGTACTTCATCCCAGTTTTCATAAGTCTTTGGTTCAAGAAGTTTGTTACGGTCTTTAACAGTAATCTTTCCATCTTTATCAATAGATGCTTCAAAGTTATTCAAACCATAAACGTTGTTATAGTTTTCTGGAAGAGGACGGCCAAACATTCTTCCTACTGTTTGCGAGATTCCCCAACCCTCAGGGACATTACGTCCTTGGTCATCAACACGGGCTTCAGCATTGGCTTTTAGTTCTGCTATGCGGTCTTCAATAGCCTTTCTCTCTGCTGCTTGCTCTGCCATCAAACGCTCGTAAGCATTCATTGGCTTATCCTCGACTGGGAGGTCTAGAGGAAGTTCTGCTTGCTGTTCTTCCTGTCCAACCATTCCTTCATCAGCAATCGACTTAACAAGTGCGTTTGTATCTTCTCCAAGAAGTTGTAGAGCATCACGCACTGCTTCTACAGGAACGTTTGCTACAAACTCTTCGCCATCGTCATCTTTCATAGATACATTTGCGTGCCCTGGAATTGGATTTCCTGGCTCAATGCCACGCTTTAGTTCTTCAACAAGTTTTTCTTTTTCAATAGACTGCGCCAAGAAAACAGGATTGTCGCTAAAGCCGACTGGAAGATTTTCATTCTGGTCTTCTTCTGTAACTTCTTTCCAGTTTTGGTATGGCTCAGGATTGATTTTGTGATATCCCGCTGGCATATCAATATCATCATTTTTTGGAAGGTAAGGAGTGTGATCCTTAGTCTTCATAAACTCAGCCATCTCGGCTTCGCCAAGACCATCTAGTACAACTGGAAGTGGAACTAAGTCCATCTCCTCTTTATTGAAATCTGGAATCTCTGCTGCTGGAACTTCTTCAGGAGCACGGTCAACAGTTCTCTCAAACGCTTCAGCGATATCTGGATTAGGTCCAGTAACATTTTCTGAGCCCTTACGGAAATCAGCAAGTGCTTCTTCGTTTTGCTTAGTTCCAAGTTTTTTGTCGTAGATTCTTGCAAGTTCTAGAGGAGCATCTTCTCCAGCCTCTTGAAGAGCAAAGAACAATGCTTCTGCTGGAACAAACTCATCTCCGTTATTGAAACCAAGTGTTCCATAGCCAGTTGCGTTTTCGCCATCTTCTTTAGGAATAACTGCTTCTTCTAAAGCGGCAACTAAATCACGAGGGTCATACTTTTGTGCAAGTTCTACAGGGTCATCAGTAAAGTCTGTTGACTCTTCATCAACACGACCCTCAGGGTCATATGATGCGTCTGGATTAATTTTCTTTGCACCTTCTGGAACAGCAAAAACAAAAGGCATTCCTTTTTCTGGCAAAGCAGGTTTTACTAAAGCCTCGGGTTCTGAAACTTGTTCTTTATCAGGAAGTGCTGCCTTCTGAGAAGGCTTATCAATTTCATCAATCTTGTCTAGAATCTCTGACCAAGACTTGGCATCAATAATTGGACCCTTGCCATTGCTTGCAGTTAGATTACCGAAATCATCTTTGGTAACTCTCCACTCTTCATTTTTCCAAGTGTAGCCACCTAATTTTTCCCAGCCGTCTGGTGCTTCAACAAATTCAATATCTTCTTCGTTGATTACATCATCACTCGCTGAGTAACGAACTGGTGCCTTGCTAAATCCGTCAGCAGTAGGGTTGAGAATTGCTTTTACGAACTCACCCTTAGCAGGTGGAAGTTTTGCGATACGACCATCTGGAAGTTCTACAAGAACATTCTCTCCATCATTGGAGTCCATAAGAGTTTTACCAACAACGCTAAATACTTTTCCACCACGACGAACTAAAGCACGAAGACCTCCGCCTTGGTATGCGAATCGCCCTTTGCGGTCACGACGCTGTAGTTGTGCACGAAGAGAACGAGCAATTGGAGAGTTTCCATCGCCCATAGCAGCAAGCAATGTCTCTGTTGGCAGAGTACCTTGTGGTAGACCAGCAAGAATTGAGTTGTAGTAAGTGTGCTCTACAGAACCAAACTCTGAAGTAAGTGCTGATGCAAGAATTACTCGTGCACGTTCATCTGTAATACGTGCGTCGTCAACAAACCAACGAGCACGAGAAGATTCCAAAGCAGATGCTGTAAGAGAGTGCTCACGGGTTGAGCGTGGGTGTGAGATTGGAAGTAAATCTGTGTGTGAAAGAGTCAAAGAGTTGCTCTTATTGTTTTGAGCAAGGTTGATGTACTGAGTAAGTTCCTTCAAAGCCATATGCTCACGGAGTGAGAATGGAAGATGACGTGTTGCTTGAAGCGAGCGAAGAACTACAGTAAATGCTGCCTTCTTTGTAATACGGCGAGAAGTATTGGCATTTGTGTTTGCTTGTTCAACTACAGAAAGTGCTGACTCACGAATACGAAGAGCCTGGCTCATCGCTTGAGAGCGACGTCCCTCTTCTGAAATAGCGTGACTTAGTCTGCGAATTCTGCTCACTCTTGTGTACCTTCCTCAAACTCTGGTAATAAATCTCCATCAAGACTTTCGTGCCCTAAAGATGCTAGAAGTGATGCACGAACAAAAGGGTCATCGCCATTTCTTACGCCACGAAGCCAACTTGCTCTAATTGCTTCTTCTGCTTCGTATCCATACCCTGAATACTCTGCCATAGCAAGGATAGCGTCTTCTGGATATAGGTAATCTTCTTTATTTTTTAGTTCAATGTTGAGTTCTTGGTCATACATAAACTCTTCAACATCTTTCATAGATGGATTTTCTTTTTTCTTGATTACACCATCTGGAAGAACAGCAAAACGACATACTCCCATTGGTTCTACAGGTAAAGAAATAATTTGGCATTGATCTCCACCAGCATAAAGAACGCAGTTGCCACAATGGACACCAATTTCTTGGTCTTTATTCTCTGAGGCAGGTGTGTAGCCAGCCCAGATGCCAGTTTCATCTTCATTAAACTTTCCGTACTTGTTAGCAATCTCAATAAGTGCTGCTGCTAACTCTTGTTCTTCTGGAACAAGCCCTGCGGCGGTAATTGAATTAGATTTTTTAGTAGAGCGAGGGTGTGCAGCAGGTAAAAGGTCATTATCTGTTGTGTAAGCAGAGTTAGAAGGCTTTCCAGACTTTAGTAAACGCAAGAAAGCATTGACACGGCCCATTGCCCATTGGTTGCGATTCATTCCAGGACGGTGCGAGACACTAAATGCTCCTGCGCCACGGCGATAGACCGCCTTGAGCATTCCTAGAGATGCTTTACGTCCAGAAGGTGCTTTTTCATTGTGCTTAGAAACTTTTTCTTTCAAAGATGCTTCAACTGCTGCTGAAAATTTTACTTTGCGTGCTGCTTTAGTTCCTTTAGCGGAATCTTTTTTGTTTTTTGATGAACCTTTGATTCGATCAGACTTCGGTGCTGGTGTCTGGCTGATTGTCCTCGACATTTGATTCACCGCCTTCCGCAGGTGCTCCAGAAGTTGCTTGTTGTAGAAGTTGTTCAACACTTTCAGGTAGCGGAGCAACAGATGCGCCCTGTTGAGCCTCTCTTACCTTCATCATAAGTTCAGGACTTAGCGCACCAAGCATTGCTTCAGTAAGTTCAGGAGTAATTGCTCCCTTCTCAAAGAGCATTCTGATTCCAACTTCTTCTGCTGTAGGTGTATCGGCTGTTGAGAAGCCGTGAGCACGACGCCATGTCTCTCCAGAGATAATTCCTCTATCAAATCCAGAGTCAGCATCCATCGCTCTGTCATTGCGGGTTGAAACTGCGCTTGGGTCATACCAAACAACAATTCTGTCAACCTCTGTTGGATTGAATCCTTGCGCCTCTAGATAAGGACGTAGGTAAACAATTGTTAAAGCATCAGCAATAAGCAACATCAATGGTTCGATGTGTGCTTTGTACAGTGCTTCATCAATTTGTAGAGCGTTCGAGTATTTCACATTAGCAAGACCTGTTACTACATCCTTTGGAACATCTAGACCCTGAAGGATACGTTCTAGTACTCGGTCTGCACGTTGAGCCAATGCAGGGTCGAACGAACGCTCAAACTTAAATTGCTTAATCGCATCGCCAAGTTCAGCAGGGCCACGGATGATAAGCGGAACAACAGCGGAAGCAGACTCTTCATCACGAATCGGAGTTGTCATTGCATCAATGAGTTGTTCTTCAAACTCATCTTCTGCTTCTTCAGCAGTAAAGCCAGGATTTAACTCGCTATCTGCCTCGTCATATGGATAATCAGGGTCCCCTTGAGCAGCAACTGATAAACCATCTGGTAAGTAAAGTGCGCCAGCGTTTAGGCGAGAGCGTGCTGTTGCACGGAATGTTCTATTGAGCAAAAGTAACTCAGCGCAAAGGTCTAACAAACCACGAAGTGATGAATCTGCTTCATCTGAATAACGTGGGTGCGAACGCCAAATGCGTCCTACGAATGCGCCATTAGCAAGACGATTGACTCCTAGTGCACCGCCAGTGCTTTGTTCACGGCGACCAATAACGTTGTATCCACCACGAGCATCTGCCATGATTTCATCAACGGAACGAATGTCCCAAGACTCAGGAATTCCAGAGCCTTTCTTTTCTGGCATTTGAACTAAATAACATTCTCCAGCAACTGAAAGATTGAGTGCTGCATCTTTGAGAAGACCTGCTTGTCCGCCATATGCAGAGTCAAGTCGTGCAAGTGCTCGCTCTGCGGCAGCAGCAAGACGTGGGTCAATAATTTTTGCGTTGCGTACAGATGTTGGAGACTCTGATGCGTTCTCTACAACGGCTGCGTAAATTCTAATTCGTGAAACAACAGATGCAACTAAATTGAAAGCATACTTAACTTCACCAATAGCATCGTAGTATTCCCATGCTTCGGCTTGCCATGCTGATGAGCCAGCAGCACGACGTTGTCTAAATTGTTCAAACTCACCTTTGTCATTAATTTTAATTTGTACTGCCGCAGCAGTTAAAGAACGTGGAGTTGAATAAGCAACAGGAGATGCAGGTGATGATAAAAATACTGATGCAGGTCCAGAAACTCTGGAAGAGTTACGACGAGCAACTATTTGTGTGGAACGAGTAGTAGATTTTGACTTACCCTTTTTAGGTGAAGATGCTTTCTTAGGGACAGCAGGGCGAACAGGTTCATTAGACGGTTCTTCGCGTTTGAATACGCCCACAGACTTACTCCTCGTCTTCGTTACGGAACACTAGGACTGCCTATCCTCGTGTGCGGATAACAAGCCAGCGATAGCAGAAAGTGCTAAGACTATTTCAACTACCCGTGTGGCCTCTGGAATAATGATACGGGATATTACGAGTAATGATGCGACCCAAACGCTAGTGCACCAAACGCAAGTAAATAAATATCCGAATTTATTGCTCTCTGGCGGGAACTTTTTCCATATCCAATTACGAGGTCCGTTCAAAATCTCGTCTTGAACTATCAGTCTGGTTATTCTGTATGTGGCTAGACCAGCGATAGTCAGTTCTAGAAAGTCTGTAGTCAATTATCCCCCTGAGCAACTAAAGTGCTTCCATAAGGGCTCCAAGAACGAAGCCTTGAGCCACACCCACAGTTATCGTCTTTCCTAAAGGCTATGAGTTTTCCATTTTCAGTAATTAGACGATGAATTTTTTCAAATTTTTCGTAGAAAGTTATAGCCTCTTTGAAAACTAGGTTAGGTCCTGATGGAGAGTCTACAGCGATAAGCACTTGATTGTTGAAAACCACCACACGGCACCTATCAAGCCTTCTAGTCCCCTTCGGGGCAGAACCTTTAGGCATCAACTCTCGTAGGTCCTCCATAGAGTCTGGTTCTGCTAACGCTACTACTGCTGGAAATACATCTGCTTGTACTTTCACTTAGTCTCCGTGTATTCAGATGGTATGTGGAACTCAAGCCAGCCTAAGTAGGACTTAGCAAGTGTTAGTGGAACTAGGAGAGGCTTCTCTCTAGTGGCTTTGTCGGGAGTTAGAAAGGTTTCTAAGTCGCTAGGCTCTTTAGCAACAGGACAATACATCCAAGACCTAGTTTCTTGAAGAGTTGCTAATGGAAAAGCAATAGGGTAATGTGATTTTTCAGACGTAAGTGTCTCTAAGCGGCGGGCGTTGGGTCTGGACTTTACTTTTTTAGGGTTGAACCAGACTGCTACAACAAGTTCTTCTTCAGAGTAGGTTCCAGTTGTGTTTTTGTAGGTTCTAGACATTGCTTAGTCGCCTTGCCATTGCTCTGTAAGTAACTCCAGCGGCTTCAGCGATGTCGGCAGCAGGTACGCCACGGTCTCTTAGTTGCTTGGCAAGGGTTGTAAGTTCTCTGTTGGCTACTGCAAGAGGGCTATCAGTAGGTGTCTTTGCTCTGTATCTCTTTGAGAGGTCTGCGAGTTGCTTGAGTTGAGGTCTCAACTCTGGCGGGACGCTTGGGGAAATGGATCTCATGCGGGGAGAGTTGCTGAGAGGGGCTGTGGAGGTAAGAGACTTCGGCGGAGT